CCAGGTAACATTAGCTGTGTTTCCTGCACCAAATAATCCTATATCAGTTCCATTATTTGACTCTATCGTAAGCCCGCCAGAAGTTGATGCTGTTATTAAAGGCGTTGTAACCTGAGAAGGCGTAATTGCCCCTAGAGTAAGCGTAATTGCAGGAGTTGTAGTTGCAGTCGCAACAGAGCCAGATATACCATTAGCGGTCACCACAGACACGCTGGTGACAGTTCCTGAACCAGATGCACTATCTACTAGTATTCTACCTGTTATCTCGTCTATCTGACCTGCCATAACAAGCCCAGCAGTTGATGAACTTTCGAAACCTGCTGCTCTGTATCTATTTTGGTCTGCTGGTAAAATGTTTAAATCACTCATATATTTATTCTGCTATTAGTAATTTTCCGTCACTATCTGCTACTGCTGGATAAAGTAATCCGTCAGTTCCTTGAAACAGCCAACAATCAACATAGTTTTTGTCTTGCGGTGTGACAGGTTGCATAGTAAATGAGATTGTATCGGTAGTATTTATTTTTATACCATTGTTACTCTCATTTATTTTAATGGTTACAAGGTTAGTACCTTGAACAGTATCAGTATTTAATACTGCAAGTTTAGCTGTTCTGTAGTTTTGGTCTCGTGGTGCTTCCATTATAGTGTTGGTAAAACTTCTTTTAATTTAGCGACCTTTTGGTTAAACTCTGTCATTTTCTTGTTAAGAATTGTAGTATTTTCAGTAACAGTTGCTTCTTTTTCTTCTACAATTTTTAGTCTGTCAGTAATATCTTGCTTTTGTTCTACAAACTTAGCTTCTCTTGCCTCAATATCAGTAGTTTTTGTAGAAATTTCATCATTCAAAACCTTTACTTCTGCTGTTTTTGTTACAATTTGTGCATCTAAGTCAGAAACTTTAGCTTCTAATGGTGCAATCTTAGCTTGAACTTCAATAAGTAGCTCGTTCTGATAAATATTGTCTTTTACTAACCTTTCGTTCTCTCCTTTTAGTGTCTTTTGGTTCTTTTGTGCGATAGCAATTTCACTTTCAAGGTTAAGTAAACGAGTTTTTGTTTCCTCGATTGCTAGAGTTTGACTTTCGCTTAATGGTATGTTGTTTTCTGGTTGTGAAATCATATTATTTAAGCTGTTAGGTTCGTAACTGTGTATCTTGGTGATGTTCCTGCTATTGAAACTATACCAGTCCAAATTATTCCATTCTCTTGTGCAAAAGTCCCTCCAGTTCCATCATCGTTTGCTGTTCCTGCCTTTAGGACAACGTGAAATACTGATGTAGTAGCACCTGCTCCTAGCCTTACGTAGAGTGCGTTTTGTCCTAAGTTTTGTATCATCCAAGCCCCACGAACAGGGTCAGCTGCTAGTGCTGTTGCTGCACTCATTATCTCTGGTGTGTTTGCTGTCGCCATTGGACAAATTATTGCTTGTCTGTCTGCCATATAATTATTTTTGTTTATTTTTGAGTCGCTCGACGGCTCTTTTTATAATTTCCCTCTCGTCATCTAACTTAATCTTTATCCTCCTTAATTCTTCTTTTTTGTCTTTAATATCTTCTTTGTCTTGTTCAATTTGTCTCTTTTGTTCCATTACTTCTTGTTCAAATTTTCCAAATTCTTTGTACTTTTCTTCAACAAACTTTTCCCATAATTCACTTCTTTCATTGAAGTCTTGTAAAAGTTTTGTAAACTTTTCTTGACCTTCTGAAAGAAAATCTTTATATCCTGATACAACTGTATAAAGCGTTTTGACTTCTTCATTGTTGTTATGTATTTGGTCTAATAAATCTTTACTCTTTTCAAAAACTTCCTGTATCTTTTCAACAGCCTTTCTCTCTCGCTCTTCAATGTAAGTGGTTTCAGTATTTTGTAGTTCAGTTAGTGTCTCTCTAGCCTCTGAAATCTTAATAGACATGTTGGCTAGTGCCTTTACTGTGTCAAACTCTTCTTTTTTAAGTGTTTCTATATTCATAAAACTGTGCTAGGGCTTGCACCTAGTGTTGTCTATGCACACAGTTTGTTACTGTTATGCAAGCAACTTTTCTAACTCTGCCTTATTTTTTCTTTTGTCGTGAACTATTCCTCTTTTCTCTAGTTCTGCTATAACCTCTTGTTTATCCTTAAAGCCTTCTGGTGTTACTTTTTCGGCTTTCAATGCTTCAACTTGCCTATTAAGCTCTTCAAACTTTCTCATCAAGACATCTGTCTCAGTTTCCTTGATAGGTTTTTCCTCTTGGTATTCTCCAACAAATATCTGGGCTACCAGCTTATTTATATCGTCATCACCAAAAGCTAATTTTGAGTTATGCTGTGCAGGGTCTCCTGTTCCATATACTGGTTCTGGGATTTTCCTTACAAGCATTTGCTTTGCAAGATTGATTGCTAATCTACGACCTATGTGGTAAGGGAAGTTCAGTTCTTCACCTATTTCTATACAACCTGCTTTAGTCTTACCGAAGATGGGACGACTGTTGAACATCGCTCCTAAGACTGGGGTGAAATCAAAGTCTGAGATGTTTTTCAACTTCACAACTTTAAAATCAAATTCTGTGTTTTCCATATTTAATATGTACTTACTTGTTAATCAAGAGCTTCGCCTTTCTCTTGTCAGCTTTAAGGGCTGAGACTCGCCCCCGTAAAGAGGCAAAGTCAACCATTAAGCTAAACTGCGTTAAGCTATGTTTACATAAACCAATGTTCCTTGGTCTGCTGCTGCGTTTGCTACTCGGCAGTATCCGAGATACTGTTCGTCGAATGCACCCTTAGCTGTTGTACCTTTAAGAACTTGACCTTCTGTATCATCACCAGTTACGAATGATAGGTCTACTGTTAGAGCTTCTCCTGCGATAACTCTTCCAGTTCCTTGCTTTAGCACCCAACCGTATTCACTAGAAGCAAATGCTACTTGTGCGATACCTGTTGCTTGCTGTGCCTTATCTGTAATAGCTGATTTATCAACTAGGTTAGGGAAAGTAAGAGTAATGTCAGAATCTGCTACTGCTAGGGCTGTTGTAAGAGCGTAAGAAGGGAAAAGAATAAGTGTATCAGTTGTGTTGTCCTGAACCTTAAATACTTGTCCTACTCCTGTTCCGTCATCTACAACTCCGTAAGCACCTGCAAATTGACCAACTGTCCAACCTGCTGACGCTTCTGTGATATACACAATTTGTCCTAGGTTGTTAGTTGATGAACTTACTGTATCAACACCAACTGCTGTATCAGGGACTACTACGTTACCTGCACTGATAGCTTCTGCTGATTTGACGTAAATCCAAGTTGCACCGTCTGGAGTTTGAGCTACTTGTCCAGGAGCTGTTTGTCCTTGTGATGTTGTTGTTTGCTTTACGTCTTGGAATGAAATTTTCATTGACATAATGTTTAATCTTTATTTATAGTTCTTGTTTTTAGTGAACATTTCCTAAAGATTTATTGAGGGTTATCCTCTAGGCATATTTGCCTTTAATAATTCGCTTTTGCTTGGTGCGATAACCAAGTTATTAAGATGCTGTACAAGTTAAACCTCCTGTTGTACCTGCTTGTCCTGTAAGATACCAATTTGTTCCATCAGAACGTAGTTCTATCCAGTCTCCTGGAAGTTCTGCTGTGTTAACGAAAGTTACTGTATCTTCTGCTGAACATAGCACTACTGCACCAGCCACTTCCAGCGAACCGTAGATTTTATCTTCGCCTCCTGAAGTCTTTACTGTCATACTTGTAGTAGCAAAGTTTGCTGAACAAACGAATCGGTAAACAACTCCTGCTGCTGTTGATACCGCTGGAAGAGTTATATCAACTCCTGCTGTACCAAAGTAAATTGTTTTACCAGATTCATCTATTGTTAAAGTATCGTCTACTGTTGCAGTCTCACTTAATTCTTTAGCACCAAGCTGTCCTTCCACGGTAAGAGTGCTTCCAAATACTGCTGCTTTATCGGTGTTTAGTCCGTGGTATTTAACTACTGGGACTGCTTCTTCAATATTCATATATTTTCTTTGTCTTGTTCTCTCTCACATCAAGTGTGGTCAAGAGCAAAATATATTAGTTAATAATTAAGATGCTGATGCTAGAGTTCCAAGAAGTCTTGGGTTCTCTGAACAGAAGTTACCTGCGAACAATAGGTATCCAACTTGTGAAAGCTGGTCTACTGGAGCTTTCATCACTCTAAAGTTAAACCCTTTAGCTGATGGCACGTTTCCTGGTACACCTGTTGGTACTGAGTTAGACAATTTCTTAAAGTTAAGAGTGTCGTAATCTGTTCCTGTGATTGATACACCTTTCATACCGAATGCTGTTTGGTTAGCATAGATAAACTTTCCTGATGGTACTTGGTCATCTTTAACTACTGGCACACCTCTGTAAGTAATCGCTCTAAATCCTTGTGTTCCGAAAGCATTTGACTTTGAGTCCATAAGCATACCATATTGGTCATAGTTAGGAGCTGCAAAAGTTTGGAATGATGCTCGAAGTGTAGGAGTCAAAAGTGCTTCGTATGAAGACCATAGGCTCTTAGTTGTAAGCATCACTGTTGGTTCGTCCATACCTACTGTAACTGCATCAAAACCTGTAGCGAGCTTTGTAAGAGTCAATGCTCCTGTACTTGCTAGGTAGTAACCGTTAATAGATGTGTATGTTGAACGAGATAGACTTCCGTAAGTAGCGTATAGAGTTGAGTCTGCCGCTGCGTTAGCAAGTGAATCCCAAGAATCACCAGAACCTGTACCTTGATATAGGTTATTAGCCATTACGTTCAAAAGTGACTTTCCTTGTGTATCGAACTCTGCTTCAAGAAGCTGAACAATCTGTTCGTCTCCTTTGTTAAGTGTTGCTTCGATGTCTGCGATAACTACTGGTTTGTAAGCCATCTTTACTTCAAAATCCATAGAAACTCTAGTGTTCTGTCGGTCTGAGTCAAGCTGGTTAGCAATACCTGTATTACCTCCGTTTGTAGTATCTTGGTACTGGATAACTGGAGCATAAGATGTTCCTGTATTCCAATCCTTAGATGTTCTCATAAAGGTCATAAGACCTGGTGTTCCAAGAGTAACTGTATCGAAAATCTTTTTAGGGATTAACTTTCGAGTTACAGTTGTGACTGCGGGTGAAAATTGCATAAATTATTTATTTAATACTTCGGAGATAATCTACCATTGACATATTTCTGGCACTTGGGTCATAAACATCTCCATCAAATACTGCTCCTCCTTGAGTTCCTCCACTTATCGGCTCGGCATTCCTTTTTTGAATGTTCTTCGCTGTAGTTTCGGTAGCGTTTTTGATTGAAGATTGCATATCTTTCATATTAGAATATGCGACTTTCAAGTCCCTAAAGTTATATTTCAATGCGTGATTGAATAATTGAGTTTCATTAAGAGTAGGGTTTTCTTTTTTTAATTCATCAAGCTGTGATGTAACGAATGACTCAGTTTGAGTTCTTGATTCGATTTCTGCTTGACGTTCCCTATCCATATCCTCTCTGAGAGCTTGTTTAGATTTCTCTAATACTTCTTCCCAAGTTTGAGGTATCCACTCACTTTTCTCCGTAGGTTGTTGGTTAATAGTTTCTTTACTTTCTGTCCCTTTCTCGTATGTTGCGAGCTTCTGAGACTTTCTAGTAAATTCAGAGTAGAGATTTCGATATTCTACTTCTGCTTCTTTAGGCGGTAACTTTCTACCATCTGGTAGTTCCACTAAGTTCTCGTCTGTTGGAGTTTCCTCCTTTGTAGATTGAGTAGTTTCCTCTGTTACTTCGGCTACTTCTTCAACCTCTGGCTGTGGTTCAACCACTGGTGTTTCAACTGGTTTCCCTGTATCAACACTCACTACCTCTGCTTCATAATCCATAGAATTTTGCGACTGTCTCGATTGTGGCTTGGTCTTGTTAGACTGCTTCCTCTTAACTTGGTCGGATTATTTTATAATGTGGGTTTAGAGACATCACTGGTCATATTGTTATTCTTTTTCCTCTTGCTCTGGTGGCTGTTCTGCTAGAGCCTGACTTCGTTCTGACAACATTTGACCGTGTTTCTGCCCTTCTTCTTTTAGTCCAAATTCTTTTTTACTTTGTTCTCGTTCTGCTATCTTTTCCGCAATGAGTATTTCTGGGTCAGCCTGTATTCCTATTTGTGCAAGTAATTGAACTTGTGCGTCTGGCGGTAGGTCTTTGTAAGATATTGACACATTTGGTGGTTTCTCTTCTTTTTGTTCTGGTGCGAGTTCTGCCATTTCTTCTGGTGTGATTCCTGTAGCAACATTTGGATTTAGTTTGAATACTTGAGCTGCTTTTGCTAGGTCTTTAGGATTTGTGTAACCTGCTTCTTCAAAGTAATCAATAGGGGATATGAGACCTGCTTCAACATCTTTATGCGCTCGCTCAAATCTAAACTCTGAGTCAACTGGTAATGTCTTACCTGGAATAACTTGTATCTCGCTTCCTGTTTCAAAGTCATCCTGAATAATATCCATAGTTTCAACAGCATCCTCTTTACCTATCCATTTAGCGTAGTGATATTCTGTGTATCTTGTTTTAGCTAGTTGATAGAACCATCCAAATAGTTCTCCGTAAACAAAGTCTGTTGCTTGTACTAGCTCGTTAAGTCTTAGGAATGATTGCTGTATAAGTGCAAGTCTGCCTGCTTTAGTTTCTTGACCTTCTCGCTCACCTCTAAAGGCTGATGAAGCTGCCATAATATTATCTATCTCGCTTCTTGAATCCAACATATCTTCAAATACCATTTGTGGTAGTGGACTTCCAGTTTCACGAGCAACACCTGCAACTACTCCCTTACCCCAGATAATTCCTTTAGCTTCAAATGCAAGCATTTGTGCATCTGACTTACCCATCACTTCTGAATCAACTTTGATTATTCCATTTACTAGTTCACAGTTCTTTCCTATGTCTTGCTTTCGTGAGTCAATAGAAGTCTGCAAAGGAATTGCCATTGTTATAAAGTCAGTTCTACCTATTGGAGAGTTTTCGTTGTTTAATATTGTTGTGAATATGTAAGGCTTTCGTGGCTGATTCCAATAGTTAAAGTTATAAGCCTTGTATGTTTGAGGTTCACTGTGTCCTTCGTTTGGTGGTATTTCACCTTCAATAGTCTGCGGTGCGTTAGTTTCTACTTCAGGACTTGGGGCAACATTTTGTGGCATTCTGTTAGCTTGTTCGCCCTTAATTTGAGTAAACAATGCTCGTCTTTCATCACCATAACTAGCGTTAATTTGCTGCTCTTCTTCGTCAGTTATTAGCATTCCATCCCAATCCCAGTAAGGGTTACGAATCTTGTCTAAGATGATGTTGTCGTATTTGAATACTACATAGTCACCAATCCACGCTTCTTTATATTTTACCTCTGGGTTCATTATATAAGCATCGTTGATATTTTCTTCATTGAATCCACTCTTTTCAAGTATTTCTTTTTCCTTCTTAGGGAAACGAGTCAGCAACGCACATAGGTTGTCTTTTACTTCTTCAATAACAAACTCGCTTTCTTCTTCTTTTCGAGCAAATTGCCCTACTCTTACATCTCTTGGGTCAAGTGCTTTACAGTCAAAGTCGTTTATCTTAGCGTTCCAAAAGGCTTTCATTATGAAGAATCTACTAAAGTAAAGGTTTCTAAGCCCCATTCTTACATTTTCCTTCACGTTTATATCTCGGTACTTCTTTCTGAAATATCCTTCATATTTTCTAGCTAGGTTCTGGCTTTCATCACCTTCTCGTCCAGGAATAAAGTTAATGCCAGGGGGATTTGCAATAACAGAGTTAATAACCGCTTCCATGTTAGGGAATATTCTGTTTGCCATCACTTTTTGGACATTTGCTGGGATTCTATCTACCCATTCTCCTCTGTTTTCGTAAACTTTAGTGTTTATCTCGTAAGTAGATTTGATTTTCTGCCATACAGTGTCAGAAGACTGCCATCTTTGTTCAACAAGTTTAGCGAGTTGTCCGTCACTTAGTTTTGAAATGTTAAATTTTGATGCCATTTATATTAAAAAACGAACACAACCTTTTTACGGCGTGTTCGTCCATTGATTTGGAGTTGAACTTATTTTATTACAAAGTAATTATCCTATGTATCAAATGTAATGTCAACTGTGGAAAACTTTACTGGGAAAAATGGATTCGAACCACTGTAACAACCTTCAAAGGGTTGCGTCCTACCACTAGACGATTTCCCAATCTAACCTACTCTACGATTATACAACATATCTGCTCGTTCTATTGTGGTTATTACACCATTAGAATCAAAGTTTATCTTTGCACTTCCGTTTTTGATATTAAACACTCCCCTATCTAACAACACGCATATCTTCTCGTAGTTCTGTTGAAATATTAAGAACTTTTGTGCATCATCGTTAATCATATAGACTGGTATTTTGATTATATCTTCCATATTATTTTGAATATTTTAAGTTATCAAAGTATTTACCCCATTCTCCAACCTTGTTATCGTCTGAAATAATCTGGTAAGGCTTAGGTGTTTCTGCTATAAATGCACCATTTCCTTGGCTTGCTACTGCTAACCTATAGTACATTGAAGCGAAACAATTAGACACCAAAATACCATTAGCAAAATACTCGTGTTCATCTTCAACACATAAATTATATACTGTTTCTTTTTTCTTTACGGGCTTTAATGTACTTAGCTTGGTAGTCTGGGTACTTCCTTCTCCATTCTCTTGCATTCCATCTTGAAGCACATTTTGATGAACAGAATTTACCACCATTCTTACTCTTTGATACAGATTGCTTTCCACATTCAACACAAATAAATTCAATTCTTGTAATAAGATTAGAGCTATACTTTCTGACATGTTTTTGCCCTGCTTCTGTCTTAAACCACTCTTTAAGTTTTTCAATTCTATATGGAGTTTCTTGTCTAATTCTTTTAACTTGACTCTCTCTAAACTCTTTGTTTTTCCAATTTCTTTTAAGGTGATTTGACTGGTGTATATTCCTTTTGACGCATTCCAAATTAGATAGTTCATTATTAAGTGGGTCATTGTCTCTGTGGTGTATTGCAAATCCTTTTGGAATACTTCCGTTTGTTTCTTTCCATATTTCTTCGTGCAGTCTGCCAATACCATTTGACTTAAATGTTCCACTTGGTACGAAATAAACTCGTTCAGTCCTGTGTTTTGCTTCAGGGTATCTTCTAAACTTAATCCCTTTATAGATAATGACTTCAGCTTTTCCTTTTTGTTTTGTTTGCATACCATTAGTATATCATCGGAAAGTAAGTCACACAATGGTGTCATTCCTTTGCCTTTTACATAAAACGGGTGTTCTGGTGTAGATATTATCTCCACTCCATTTGCAAAAATAGCTTTTACAACTTTTGCATTTCTCTTAGTTATTCCACTATGTAAAACCTTTTTATATCCTTTTCTAGTCAAAACATATTCACCAGCTTTTATATCTTTTATATTTTTATCACCTGTCTTTGTAATTACTTTAGTATCTCCTTTAAAACAGAAGTGGTCAACATTTGTTGTGCTTTGCCAAATATATCTTTCAATTCCCTTTGCGTTAGTTTCCTTTACTCGTCTTAGTGTCTCAAAGTGTTTTATGTAATCTAAGAACTCTTTGTTACTTGGAACAGCTATTAAGAACTTAGCCTGAACCATATCGTCTATTAGCATATCAATGTTTCTGTCTCTGTGTGAGTAAATTATCCCCTTCTTATCCCCCTCTCCATACCAAACCACTAACTGTGGATTGTTAGCGTTCTCCATTGGATACCACATCAAAGCATCTCTGTAAGTCTTAACAAAGTATTTAGACATTGTGCTGTCAGGTAAGGCATCAATAACTAACTTTGGTTTATAGTGTTTCATCATATCTTCTAATACTTGCCATTCTGTAAACTTTCCAACCTTTACTATTCCTAGCTCACTACCTAAAACAAAGTGTTTAACATTTCCAACGTCTACCCCCAAAAACCAATTACCTGTAATAAGTTCCTTTGGTGTCCAAAGGTCTAGTATTGTTGTCCTTGATACACTAAGGTCTCCTGGGTTGTATGGTTCTCCTAGTACGAAGTTATGAAAATACTCTTGGTCTCCTTCGCTGTCTTCCAATACTTCCTTAGCTGATATTTTAGTAGCAATTAAGTGTGACAAGTGCCAACCAGATACATCATATTTAGGGTTGAGTTCTCCTTTCCACACCACTCCATCTCGGTCAATCCACCGTCCTTTACGCCTTACATTGTCCGATATAGGCTTTTTGCAGTTCTTACAGATATAGCACTTATTCTCTTTGTCAATAGAATCAGGAAAGGTTAAATAGTGTTCATATTTACAGTTAGGACAAGTTATGTGCCATTCCTTTTGGTCGCTTTTTTGCCATTCAAGGTCAAGGACATCTCGCTCTGTTGTTGGGTTAGAGAATAGCCAGCGTCCTTTATAACTACTGTCCTTTGTACGTGACTTATAAGTGTTTAATGCTTCTTGGTCTGAACGACTAGCCTCATCGTGAATTACAAGGTCAGCTGATGTTGAAATTGCAGCACTCTTTGAGATAGTTCCTTTAAAGTAAATAAAACGACTATTTATTTCTTTTCTTTCTATGTTATCAGTCTGTATACCTTTGAACACTGATGGGTTAGCTTGAAGTATCTTGTTAGTTTTAGTACCTACAAACTCTTTAACGTCATCATCTGTTGGCATTGTGTAGATAATGTTCCATCTAAACTTTTCACAAGCGAACAATGCTTTAAGGTTAAACGTTACTGATTTACCTACCTGAGCGCACGCTTTAACAGCTATGTTCTTAGACCAATCAGTAAGGATATCGAGAATAAAGGCGTGGTCTTTAAAGTCTAAAGGTTCACTCTTTTCGCTCACAACTCCTCTACTGAATATCCAGTTAAGGATTGAGTAGTCTTCTATTTTTGGTTCATCTTTAGTCACTTTGCTTTTCAGGGAACTCTGCACAGAACACATCTAAACTAGCAAATATTGAGGCGATTGAGATAGCTGTTTCTAGTGCAATTCTTTCCACTTTATAAGGGTCAATGATACCTGCGTTAAACATATTTACTAACTGCTTTGACTTGAAGTCATAACCACAATCGTAGTTATTCTCTAGCTTCTTGATTGATTTACCCAATAGCCAGAACTGCCACCATCTAGGTTTCATCCCTGCATTAGCTTCCATTTGAAGAAAAGGTGCTTGTAGAGCTTTCTTGAATATCGGGTCAGTATGTAGTTTAGCTACTCGAACTAGGTCAGAGCCACCACCTGCGATTATCCCTTCATCTAAAGCTAATCTTGTAGAGTTTATAGCGTCTTCTATCTTGTCTCGTTTCAATCTAAGCTCGTCAGTAGTAAATGCTCCTACTTTTATCACTCCCACACCACTTGTAAGCCCTGCTAGACGTTCTTCTGCTACTTTCCTATCCCATTCAACAGTTTCAGTAATGAGTTGCTCTACGACCTTTATACGGTCTTTTAGGAGGTCTTCGTTAGATATTCCACCTGATACAATAGTTTCGTCCTTGTCTACGATGATTTGTGTTGCTTCTCCTAACACTTCAAGTCCTACTTTATCAAGAAACATTCCAGCTTCTTCGCTTACTACCTTACCACCTGTTAGGATTGCAAGGTCTGTAAGGAAGTCTTTTTGTTGTTGCCCTTTGTATGGAGCTTGAACACAAGCAATATTCATAGCTCGTCTTTGGTGATTTAAAATGAGTGATGCGAGTGCTTCACCTTGAATATCTGGAGCGATAACTAATAGCTCTGTTCGTCCTTTAGCTATCATAGCTTCAAGAACATTCTTTATTTGAAAGTTTGTTGCAATAAGTCTATCTGCGATTAAAATGTAAGGATTTGTTAGAACACATCTAGCCTTCTCTCCATCATTGATGAAATGCTCTACAATAAGACCTTTCTTGATTCGCATACCTTTAACAGTTTCGAGCGTTAGTTCGACCTTGTTGCTTTCTTCTACTGTGATAACCCCGTTTCTACCAAGCTCTTTAATAGCTTTAGCGATAAGACTAGCAACTTCTTTATCAAGACTTTCTGTAAGAGCTAGGCGTTCAATGTCTTCGTCTTTAACCTCTTTTTTTAGTGTGGACAATAGTTCTAGTGTGAGTTTAAGCCCTTTATCCAAACGTTCAACAATCTCTCTACTGTCAGCTCCTTTCTTTAGTTCTTTGTAAGCCTCGTTAGCAAAAGCACGAGCAAGGACAGCACTAGTAGTTCTTCCACTTCCTGCTTTATGGTGCATCTTGTTTACAATCTTACGCATAAGACGATTACCCATCTGTTCGTATCGTCCTTCTAAGTCAATCATATTTAAAATCTTTGCACCGTCATCAGCTATGATTGGGTCAAGATGTCCTGCGTCAAGTAAGGCTTTCTTACCTATCACACCAAGCGTAGGTGCGACACAATCAACTACAGTATTTATACCTTTTAAAATCTTTTTCTGTCCCTTGCTACCAAATAGTATTTTCTTCATATTAAATTTTCATTATTATATCTTCAAACTTGACTGCCTTTAAATCTCCAACATCCTCTCCACTTCCTTTGAGGAAGATTACTTTATCACCAACTTGGGGTCTACCATTTCCTACTAACCCTGTATAAGTTGATGTAGTTCCCATCGTGGTTTCATAAGGTGTTCCCACCACTTCCCCTTTATAAGTAAAGCTATCCATAGCAGTAGCGTAACTAAGTCCTGCTTCATTATCTTCTATCTTCTTTAGTAAATAGTAATCGTTATACATTTTGTTTGTGCCTATAAAGCATATCAAAGCCTGTTTCGTTGGGCTGTAATAAATCTTCTTTGTTTACTCGTCTATCACGACAGACAGACGGACTTTTAATAAAAAACTTATCTTTAACCTTTTGACTAATTAACCTTACGTTCCATACTCCACAATGCTTACTACGCCAAAACCTAAATATTCCGTGTGTGTTCCAGTCTTGCTGTTCAACCTTTACGATACGCTTAGGAAAGTAATCTTGCTTACATTTTCTGCAGTAGAACATTGAAGCTGGTAAATCTTCATTAACATCAAGCTCTTTCTTCATAGCTTCTCGTTGGGCTTCTGTATCACGAGCATCCCAAACCTTGTTGAGCTTATTTTCTAGCTGTATTACATCTGGATGTTCCATTGCTTGAGATAGTTCTTAATAATCCATCGTATAGCAAAAGGATTATCTTTGTATTCTTCTATGAGTTTATCTATATTCATTTGATTATTTGTTTTAATTTCTCGTTAAACTTCTTCCAAATAGGCTCTTGGTCTTTAAGGTAAGCATCACGTTCTCCAGGAGTCATTAGAGGGATGAAGACAGCTTTACCATCACCTTTCTCCCTTTGTTTTGGTAACGATGTTCGCTCGTAATAATCCCAAATAGTTTCACCATTCTTTAATTCACTTTGTGGAATAAGAGTTTCAAGGTCTTCTACTTCTTTACTGTTTACTATATTCCAAACCTTTTTAAATTGTTTTATCTTCTTCCACATCTTTATTTAATAGTTGGTTTTTAAAGTTCTCATCATAGTTTCTTATATTCTGCTGAAACTTAGGTTCAAAGAAGAAGTTATATACGTTTTCTTTAGGTTTATCTAAATCTTCAACTCCGTGAATGTTAGTTGCATGTTTTAATCCTTTATCAATAGCTGTGTAGTCACTATTACCTTTATCATCTACTGCGGTTAGTAAAACATTAATTTTCTCTGCTATGTAAGTTGGTGTTATACCTTCTTTTTCTAGTGCTGATTTTAATGTTTCCCTCTTGACTTCTATAGCTTGTATGATATTAGGTTTTGTTAAGTTTTCACTCGCTATTGCCCTTGCAACATTACCTGCATCTTTACTTTCAATTTCATACGCTTTTAATGCTGATTCTTGCCCGTTGCCTGTATGTGCGTATAAATCAACAAAGTCTTTTTGTTTCTTACTCAGCTTTTGGAGTTTCTTCTGTGGTTGGTTCTCCATCTTCTGTGTAAGGACTTACTACATCCTGTGATTTAATTTTTAATAGAAACAATGCTGCTCTTTGTGTTGATTGAGTAAGAGTCTTTTCTTCTTGGATTACTGGAAGATACTTAGCACTATATTTTGTAAGCACTTCTTGTATCTCAGCTTCTAGCTTTCCTTTTTCCTCTGGCCGTAATGGAATTAGTTGCGTTCCATCTGTAAGAGTAATAACTTGCTCTTTAGGTTCGTTTGGCATTTTATTTATGCGTTAAACTTATAATAATCTAATTATAACATTGTCAAGACTGTAAGCAAGGGGATAACTCTACTTCCACCACTTTTGCTTTATGTCTCTGATGACTTGATTACGACCCATAGACTGATTTGCCCATGCGGTGAGTTGGTTTATAAAATCATCATCTATTTTATCCTGCGGTATCTCCTCTGGTAGACTGTCTAACATCTCCCTCTTTACTCTATCTTCGGTGGTGGAGAGTAAGGTTTTGATTAGATGCCAGTATCTATCTACTTGGTTCATATCGCTTTTCTTTTCTGCTTCTGAAAGTTCAGAATAAGGAGTATTTATTTGCCTTTCCCAATGCTTTACATTACCACTCATTATTTTTAGATTTCCAAATTCATCAGAAATACATTTGCTGTGTAAGTACTTCTGCCAATCAGCCCATCTCTGGTGTTCAATATCAGCTAGTTTTTCTCTTATCTCTTCCCAATCCTGCTCTTTTTGTTTAGTCATTATTAGTTTAATAGGTTATTTGATTGATTTAATGAATAATGGAACAGGAGCATCTAAATCCCAATTAGTTTGTACTCCACAATTTGAGCAGATTATATTTGTTGTTGAACCTCCTTCGTAAACTTTAGATTTTGGGTCTTGTAATACTTCGTGTCCACATTCACAGTATGCTTTGCTTAATTCTGTTTTTTTCTGGTGTCTTCGATTCCATAAATCAATAGCTAGAGAAAAAGTTATTTGGTCTGGTGTCATATGAGCACCTTCTTCAAAGGTGGTAACAGATGACCAAAATCTTATAAAAGCCCAGTAAACTAGCCTTTGAGGAAGTAACCACGCTATTTTGGTGTATATTTTATCTTTCATATTTTTATTTCATAAACCTAGCTGTATAATTCTTTGCATAAACCTTAGTATCCTTCGCTTTTTTAAATTCCTTAACCTGTGCGTCAAGCCAATCCACAAAACGTCTATAAGTTACTGATTTCATTTCTGATAATCCATGAATAACTAACTTTGCACGATAATCTCTTTTTTTCATATATGTTATTTACTTAAATAATTAAAACACTTACACTTTTTACAAGTGCCACCCGTATAATTTATATTGTAGGAAACCGAGTGCAATTTCCTTTTATGTCCACATTTACATATCTCGTTAGCTACCCTTTCCTTCTCCTTTACCTTTTGCTCGTTTGTTACTTCCCAAAGCAACCTTCTAGCTTCTTTTATTCTTGGGTCTTCAGACATATTCTATTTAGATAATAGGTTAGTAAAATAAAGTTCAATGTCTTTACCTTCTGCGAGGTGGTCTATGAAGGAGTGCCATTCTTCTGCCCATCTAGGTTCTTCCTCTGTTCCTTTCCACCCCTCTGCTTTCCCTAGTGCTTGCCAGAAAAGTGGGTCATACAAAGCGTGAGAATCGTTACAAGACGTATTTTCGCAATATGATTTAACATTATATCCTCCTTCTATTGCTTTTTTTATTGCTTCTTTCATATTTATTTTGTTTTCTTAGGGAGTGAGTAAGTGATTTCGATTGGGACTATTTGATGCCCAAATCCTAATTTTGATGTTTTGTGTTTTGCTTCCGTTTTCGTTTTAAAGACTTCTTCAATATCTAGATGGATGCCTTTTTTAAGTTCTATTGTTAAGCCCCACGCTTTTATTTTCTTTTTCATATAGTGGTTGGGTTAGTTAGATTTACACGCAATAATTCCTGCGATAAATGCTACTAAAACTGATAATAATACACCTATCATTGGTTCTCCTGTTTCAAATAGAAAGTGGTACATATTATTTACTTTGAAGATATTTGATAATGGCGTTGATTGTGTCCATAAGTTCTTTATTGTTTGGCATTCTTTCCCATCTTCCTAAAGCATCAATTCCTTCAGTAACAGATTCTAGTGGCTCTGGGAGGGTTGACGTATCTTTCATAGTAATTTCATAAGTCTTTCCATCATCAGGGATAGCCAATTCAATTTTGTTATTTGCGAAAGTACATCCTTCTTCTACTTCACTAGAATATACACCTGCTTCTCCAGGAGAACCACCTCGAATAGGGTTACATAATCCACAACCACCTGTCCCTGTGCATTTATGTTTCACTTCACTTCCATCATTCCAAACACAATCTGGTTTATCTTTGTGTTCTGTGCAATTCTCTTTATTACAGATTGAGCATACCCATTTACAGTCTGGTTTCACTTCACTTAATGCTCCTGATTTTAGGAGGAGGTCTATGATTAGTACACCCATCCAATCACCTTTGTAATACAAATTACTGTTGTAATAAAAACCATCTAAATTATCTTTAGATTCAAACACATGTCCTTTCTTGTAGCCCAACCAGTCGTAATTTAAAATGTATCTCATATTATTTAGTTCTTAATAAACTCAGCTAATAAATCTCTCATTAGACTTTTATCGTATTCCTTCTTAAGTTC